ACGAAAAAGCTGCGCGTGTTCGAAAAGCATATAGAGAAACGATTTTTGATTTCTATCTCGAAAATGTGGACCGCGTGTCTTGCTTAGTTGACGTTGGTGCTTCTGATAATACGATTGCCTACCTACAATCATCTGGAATGGATGGTAGTCGCATAGTCCAATTAGCGCCAAATATACAAGTCGGTGATGATACGAGAGCGTCGTATAATCCGCTGCGTTACAAATTTGGGGAGTATTTGATCCAACAAAGAAGTCTGTTAGTTTTTATCCATTCGATATATTACTTAACTGATTATGAGTTTGGTCACTTAGCGTATGGCATTAAAAAGAAGAAATGTCTTGCATTGATTATAGTGCATCGCCCGTCGGAGTCACATTATGTGCTTCGTGATAAAGGCAAGTATGTGTTGGAGCATTATCTGTTTATGAAAAATAAAGAGAGAACGCTATCCACGTACGCCAATGGCAACGCCCAGGGATATGAATCTTCATACCCTGATCTCCTCATGTTTGGGTTCGTTCGAACGGCATTCGGCTATCTATGTCTTAATCAGGTTGATTTTGATGAAGATACAAGAATGGGCGTGTATTATTTGACTGTTCAAAAACGTCAACCGCCCCCTTCAGCCATTCCTGAATCTATTCGTCAACTGCCGAATTCATCCGGCAAAGCGTTAAACATAGGACGCGAGTATTATGTTGTTGATGATGATCTGCGTGCTCATGCTGATCATTTGAAATTCACTTATGGATATCCTGATCGAGATCAAAAGCATGTGCGTATGGCTATTGCTACTATTGTCGACAAGAGATTCAAAGATGCTCGTCCTGCTGAAAAGCTCGCGCTAAGCTATGGTGCTATTCATGACCCACCTACCCCGGCAAGCGGTTTCTTCGCTGATTTCGCTGGTCCGTCGTTTGTTGGTGCTCGTGTCTTCCTTTCGCAGACCTTTCTTCCACAATTATCAAACTCACTCACCCTTCGATGCCAATCATGGGCAGCACCATCCTCTTGTTTTCAAAGATTGCGCCCCGCTGATTATGAAGAGTGTTGTGACAGATCGTTAGAATGGTTAGATGCGGAGGGTCGTGAGTTTCGAGACTTGGTTGATGCAGTTAACGCAGTAGCATGTGAAGATCATCCGAGAATCTCTAATCTAGGTTACAAAGTTGTTGGTTTGAGCGCGGAAAATTTCATAAACTATTCCAATTGTGCGCACAACGTATTGAGTGGCTTGATATACCGCTCTTTGACCCCCATCGCGAGGACGCCGATTTTTTGGTTTTTCGAGAGATATCTCGCCGAGCCATCTAGCGGTCTCAATGATGCCTGTTTGGTGAGGTTAGGCTTACCAGCAGACGTCTTAGCAGTGTGCGAGATGAGTTACTCAACTCCACAACCTCGCTATTTGGATGGTGTGCACCTCGGGCGCCGGCCCATTAGTACCTTGGCCTGGATAAATTCGTTTCCACCAACAACGCGTTCGAAGTATTTACATGCTTTTGAGCGTTATGGAAGCGTAAAAGAAGGTTTAAGGTCCGCTGCTACGTTGGAGATTGAAGCTTCAATTGAGCGGGGTTGGCGTAAGTTAGATGTTATGCCTAAAGCGAACGAAATAATTGTTGCGAAAGAATCTGGTGAACCAAATAAGCCAAGAATCATCGCACCTATTGCCCATTTGTTTAGTCTGGCCATTGGGCCGACAACAAGATTAATTGGTGACCTTAACAAGGACATCTACAACGGCAAAAGTTTTATCCGCTGCGGAGGCAACCGTGTACATACAGTTTACGGGTCGCGACGTGCTGATTTCCTATCACAGATAACAAAGAAACACATTCATACGTATGGTTCTAAATATATTACATACATTGATTTTTCAAGCTGTGACATCACTAACAGGAATGAAGCCAACGGACCCCTGCTGCGCGCAGAGTACGACACTCTCAAACAGATCTGTCCAGGTGTGGCAAACCCAGTTCTTGATCTTTACCTATCTGAAGATTTTTCACTGCTGCCTGCCCGTGCGAAGGTTGTTTTAAATAAAGCCAAAAATTACTCGGAGAATACGAACGTTTCTATCGCTCCTTCGAACTATTCAGGCGATAATATTACGACTTGGAAAAATTTTATACGTTGCGGAGCGGTCATTAGAGCGTGTCTTTTCAGGATTCATCCCCTGACTGAAGACCGCTATCTTTTGATTGTTTCTGGCGACGATATTGTAATTATTTCACGCTTTGAGATAGATCTACCGCTTTTAAAAGAATGTGTCACAAGTCATGCGATGAAAATAAAAGGCGAGCAATTGCGCCTTGGTTCGTCTGATAATTGGGGCATGGAGTATTGCGGTATGTGTTGGAACAATGACCAATGGGTCCCCACCCCCAAGAGAGTTTTTACCAAATTCTTTCGGTCCTTTTCACTTGAATTGGAGACGGGCAAATTTGATAT